GGATTCTGATCTAAAGGTTTATTAGGCCCATTGATCATCAAAGTAAAATAACATGTACCGAAACCAGATACTGCTAAAAAGTAATGTGATATTTTAGCACGTATACGAATATCTACTCCAGAATTTTTAAGTTCTTTAGTAATATAATATGTATTAACGTTAGTTTGCGGAATGCCTTCAACAACTTGATCTAATAATATCCCTGAAGGAATACCTGCAGCATTCATAAATGCATTTTCACTAGGTTTATATCTTGCATATACTGGATCAGTATCGATTGCTAAATTGATATCTAAATTTAAACTGCCAGACGCACGTACTTGTACCGGAAATTTATAATATTGAAATCTAGTATCTAAAACTCGCAATATTGAATCGGTTGTAATTCGTTCAGCTGCTGGTTCAATTACTAGTAAAGGATTGTTTGTGGCACCTTCATTCATAATGATATTACCAGCTTCATCTCTAGGCATAACATTTATATCATTAGAAATATATGTTAATCCATCTTTACGATATCGAGCTTGAGCTTTTTGCGTTATAGGATCTAACAAGTCTTTTTTAGCCATTATCTAACTACTTTAAAATAAATTTGATCATCTACGAATTGTTCTACAAATCCATCAACAATTTTTAATTCTAAACGATAATAACGTTCGGGCATAAAACTATTCATATCAATGTAAATATAATTACTTGTATTATCACAACTAACTTTATTATAAATATTATCGTATGGAATTATGGCTTCATCTGTCTGTGCATCGAATATAGCATAATATGTTGTGTCAGGCAAATAATTTACAGTTTCAATCGGAAATAAATTTGTAGGCGATTTCCGTGGATATTTATCTCGTGCATAAATTCTAATTTTTGCAATTTCCGTGTCTTTATACTGCGGTTTAGTCTGTGTATATACAACATATGAATCTAAATCTATTCCCGGCATTGAACCCGTTGTAAACGCACTATTATCCCAGTACATTGTTAATCTAGGAACATATATAGTATGTGTTTCTCGACTAAAATATCTAATATATCCACTCACTGCAGAACTTTCTTCGTCTGCATCAGAAAACTTTAATAAGAACCCGTAATTATCAATATCATATCCACCGGATCCGGATATCCACAATTTAATTGCATCAGTAACATCCATATTAATATCGGTTGGACGATATGAAAAAGATTCATTGTTATTTAATCCCGGCTGTGTAAAAAATACTTGATTAAAATTTGAAACATTGAAAACGCCACTTCCGGATTGCCATAACCAGCTACCGCCATACCCAGATCCAGAAACATATAAAGATGAACTGTTTACTTGTATTTGTTGCGAACTAGATATCCACGATGATCCGGATTGTGCTGAAAAAGACCATGACGCCATCGGTTTAACCCAAGCAATACCATCAGTTTTAATTGGACTAGATGCTTCAGTTCCAGTACCATTAATCCATGGTTGCGCTACAATCTTTGCATCAATTGTATAATCGCTAGGAAGATTTTTTGCATGAGTAGTATACAATTGTAGTATGAATTTACATTCAGATAATCCAACAGAATATTTAGCTAATGTATCTAGTATTTCTTGCGTATCAAATTTTACTACACTTCTGGATCGAAGATACGTTTCTCCATTATCTCCTATTCGTTTTCCTATTTCTAGTATTTCATCTAATCCAGTATTAGTTGAACTTTTTGTACTACCAGTTGTAGCACCTTCATACAATGTTGCATCAGAATTTGCATAAAATATTCTAAACATAATTAACCTTAACTACCAGATCCGGTACTTATCATCAAATAACTTCCACTTCTCCATAATTGATTTACAACTGCAGGATCTGTTGTTGGCAATGATGCGGTATACATAAATACTGTACCTTGTGTAATAAAATTACTAGAAACATTAACATATACAAATGATCCAGATGTTACATTTACATATCCATTTACTAATGATGCAGTTGATGAATATGATGCAGTTAAACTAGAATTTGCATATGACGCTGTAGTTGAATATGACGAAGATACTGAATTTAATACGTATGATGCTGTTGCAGCGGTGCCCGTTAAATTTCCAATGAAGCTTCCCGTTACGCTAACCGATCCAGAAAATGAAACAATTTCTTTTGTATTTGCAGTTAGTACATCATATAAATCGCTCACATAACTTGCAGAAATTAATCCGCCGGCAACTATTTGTGATCGATTTGTGTTTAATACGCCCATTACTATCCTTTTTTACTATAAATATTAAAAGGATTAATAATTTACTACGCGACCTTTAATATCTCTTGTTGGGAATTTAACCTCAAAAATGCTAGGATCTAACGATGGATAAACAACTCCATTTTTTGTAGCAGAATTTAAATCATAAATATTTCCAGAATATCCAAATGTAGAATCATAAAGATTTGATAAAGTAACGCCAACTACTGATTGAACTCCTTTTACATTAGCTAATGTTGTAGTAATATCTGATTTTATGATTGGTTGATTAATTTGCCATTTATCAATATTAAAAAATGATTGCAATGCATTAATACAACTTAATAATACTTCATTACTATTATAGTTAGGCAACGCAGAAATTTCAAAATTAACACCGATATTAACAATAAATGCATCTTTTATATTCACAGCATCTGTTAATATTCTATAGTAATCGATATATGTTTTTAAATTTTCTTTAATTGCTTGATTTAATGGTACTAATTGCTTAGATGCATTATATCCTAAAACATACATATTCATTGCTAATGGATTAGGCAATCTAGACTCTTCATAATCTTGCTGAGATAATTGATCATCTGGAACAATATATGCTTTTGCTACACTTCCATATTTTCCCGGCATTGAATATGCTCGTATTATATAATCTTCTCTAGTAACTAAACGATTTTGAGTTGCAAAGTTAGCTAAAGCATTATTTTTTATATCTTGCAATGTATCAGCAGTTTTAGCACCTGAAGCTTGTATAGGATTATTAACAGCAACAGTAGTTTTAACAAAATTAACTAATCCAGCGCTATTACTAGTATTAACATCATCGTTATATTGAATGAAATTAATTTGAGTTAATGTATTAGATGGTACATTGTCAGCAATACCATTTCCGACTGTATATGTAACCGTTAATGTTGTATTAGATGGCGCTTGTCCATAAGTTCTAGTATATAAAAAATTAGACGGGTCAATATCAACATCTACAGTTTTACGGAATCCAGCTAATCCATTTCCTACATTATCTGGATTAGGTATTACTTCTTCATCATTATTATCAGATACACCTGATCCGAATTGTATTTCTAATTTATTGTCACTACGTAATCTAGTAATAAATCTTTTTGCAGTTTTTCTAAGTTTTAACAAACTAGGTGATGATGACCGATATAAATAAAGATCCGGATCTGTTTCTGCTAAATTAGGTACATCTTCAAAAATTGTATCTTGAGCTAAATATGGAACTTGATACCAATTATCTCCATCTGATTCTACAACTGATAATATTTCTACTATATTTGTATCAGGTAATACAATTTTATCATATGCAATAGGAGTTCCAAAATTAAATGTAGATGTTTTAACATCTCCAGAAACCGCACGTACTTGTTTCTTTAATAAATAATATGTTGGTAATTTTGTAGTATCATCACTTTCATATATTGTTACTTCGGTTGGATTAAATGAAGATGAATATCCAAAATCTACACTATCCAATGTTCTAAAAATAGAAGTACCACTTGATTGTTGTACTCGCATACCTGATTGTATAGATAACGCATAATTAAAATCCGGTTGAACATTATTTCCAGTACCAATTGCAGGAACTAACTGAAATACATCTAACGTTACATATGCAGGAACTACGTTATTTGCAGTATAACCTAAAGTTTTCGCAATATCATAAATATTAGCACGTTCCGATGCTTGATCTAAAAATGATTCTTTTAAATTAGTATCAGCATAATATGATAATACATCTCCAACATATGCAGCTAATTCTAAAAATATCATTCCGGGGGACGACTCGTTAAAATCTGTATATGTTTGCGGAAAATACTGTTTAGTAAAATCTATTAGATTTTGTCGAAACTGACCAAAATCTTTTCCTAAATATGATATTTCTTTTTTAGTTTCCATCGACAATTGCTATTTGATTATTAGATACTTTTAAAGTTATTGTTGATAATGATTCTGTGTTAACATCCGTTGTTACTTGAAATTTAATACTAACTGAAATATTATGATCTAAATTAGGATCTTCTTCTGCAGTTACTGTTTTAATTTCGACAATGTTAATATATGGTAACCAAAAATTAACAGGATTTGATATAACTTCTTGTACGTTTTGTTTTATTAAATCGGTATTTGGTTCAAATAACAATCTGATTAAATCAGTACCGTATTTAGGCTGTAATACACGTTCTCCTTTAGTTGTTAATAACAAATTCTTTAAGTTACTAACAGCTTGGTCAATCGTTGTATATGTAGATGTAAATAATCCATACATACCATTAAATGGCAAAAATACTCCTAATGCAGAATCAATTGCAGTATCGGGTCGATTTATATTTAATACCTGGTATGCCATTTACTTATAGGCCTTTCTTCTTGTTAATTGCTTTCATTAACCCGGAATAGTCTCTAGTTAATGCTTGTTGTACGATTGGATCTACTTCATAAACCTTGCCAGTTTCAGGATCTTCCATTATTTTTGGAGCTTGTGGTGCTATACCCATAGATTCTTTCATATTTTGACGCATCGCACCAAAATTCACTGCATCTTTTGAAGTCATTCGAATTTCATCAAATCCTTCATTCATTAAATCAGAAAAACTATTCATTGCTAACGGCTGTTGTTCTGATAATGCATCTGTTTCATTTAAAACCGATGCCCATTTATTTTCTGTAAACTGCACTGCTGGTTTTCTTTTTGGCGGTGGTGGCGGGTTTCTATGTCCCGGCATATTAGTTTTCCGTGTAGGTTGTTGCATTTCCGTGATAGTCGACTGTAATCCTTCGCGAAGAATTTCTGTCAATTCTTCTTTTATGACTTCACGTACGGCAACTTTAAGTGCTTTTATTAATGTTTTTGAATCCATAATAGTATTTTTATATAAATATCATAAATATTAATTTACGGACGTTCCCCATTCTGTTGCAGATAGTTTAGGACCATAAACCGAATTTGTTTCTAAATCAATATAATAATCACCGGTTTTCCCTAAATTAGAACTAGGCGGACCGGTTTGTTTATATACTTGACTTGGTGCTTCTAACAGCGATGTTAATAAATCTCTTTGTTGTTGTAGTATTGTTTCAATTTGATCGGAACGATCGGTTAAATCAGAATCTGATACATTTTGTTCTGTATAAAATTTACTTTGCACTGCATCGTTATAATCTGTAACTAATGAATTTGATAATTCTTCTGGTATTTGAAAATCAGGTGTATCTCCATTACATGCCTCTCCAATTTTTGCTATAGCAGCAAGTAATGGTGGTAACAATGTTTGTAGTCTTCCTAATAATGTTTGAGGTAGTGCTGAAAATTGATTTAATGATGCAATTGCATTTACGATTGTTGCATCTTGTATTGCTTGCAATTGCATTGCAATAAAAAGACCAGCAGTAGCTGGATTTGCAAGTTGTGCTGCAGAAATTGTTGCTTTTACACTCTGTGCAATTGTAACAATTTGTTTAACAAGTGTTATAGTTTGTTGAATTTTTGGAATTGCAGCTTGAACTTCCCCTATAATTTTTTGTATTTCTGCTAATTGTTCTTTTAACTTTTTAATCCTAGGATCATCACACTGTATACCACCAGGTAATTTTACAGATTCTTGTATAGTATTTGATGCAATTTCAGTTAATATATCTAACTGTTGATTTAATTGATCAATAATAAATTCAGCACCCCGGGCTGGTAATTTAGGTATAAAATCTAATGGTGGTACTATAGACGGCATAACTTTCCTTAATATGTATTTTTCTTAATAAAATATGTAGAACTTAATAATTCTTGTAACTGTTGTTGAGCTTGCTGTGCATATGATCCTCCATTTGCATAGCCGCCCGTAGGGGCATACGTATCTCCTACAATGATTCCGGATTGTAATTGCAATATAATATTTTGTAGAATTGAAACTAAAACATCTCCATGGACCATAGATTCCGTCGCATCATCACTTCCTATTTTTACTTCGCCCGTAGTATTTAAAACAATCCCAACCGGTGAATCAACAACGACAATGTCTGTTTTTGCTTTTAATACAATTCTATCTGCAACACCAATTAATTGCGATCTATTAAATCTAGTTTCTGAAAGTGAAATGCATGTTAATGGATTTCTAGAATTCTTATCTCCTAGTAAAAGTGTAGGTAATGTCTGTGTGCTTGTTAGATATAATGATGATTGATCCGTTTCTATATTTTCTACAACGTATGAATCCTGTTTATATGGAGTACCATTAGATAATATTATAATAGGATCACCAGTTGTAGCACCTTTCCATGTAGTTGGAGTTTGATATGTTCGTCCCAGTGCGGTGCTACCTAATCTAATTGTATTACTAAAACGACCTTCTAATAATAAATCGCCTTCATATGGCTGTAAAAATGATACTGGGGTTTCTTGAAATGATGTTTCTGGAACATATGTAGTATTAAACTTAGCTATACCTTGCAAGAAGTTGCTATTAGCATCTGATAAAATAGAGAATGAAGATATATAAAACCATTGTTTATATGCAGTCTCTGAATTATTTTCGGCTGATAATCCTCGTACTAATAAAACATGTTCGCCAATTCTAGGAATTTGTTTTATATTAGAATTGATTGGAATTGCCCGAATTTCTTGTTGATCGTAGTAATCGGTATATGTTTTTACGAATATTTCAAAATTATTATTATCTGAATATTCATATGTAAGAACATTTGGATTGGCTACTACTTCTCCAATATGAAATTCTACATTAGACATCCGAACCTTTCTCTGCTAGTTTGCTTTTAGCATTCGATATCTTTTGATTTAAAATTTCATCTTGGTAATTAATATTATCTATTTCATCTGACAATTCTTCAGATAAAGTTTTTTCTGCTATTTTTAAGAGTTGTTCTTTTTCTTCATCAGATAATAAACCATCCGCACCAGCAATTGTTTGTTTAGTTGAAATAAATCTCTGTACAATTGCAGTTAGTTTAACTAGATGGTCATCATTTTTTACAGCAACATCTAAATACTCTTTAATCAGAGGTACAATAATTGTCGCATCAGATGCATTTTTAATTAAAGGTTGTAACTGAGCGATTAGTTGATTGATTTGCCTATCTTTCTTTTTTGAATTATGATAGACATCTGACATTAAATCCGCAAATGAAGTACCTTTAAATAGTTCATCATTTTTGTCCATAACGCAAATCCTTTAATATAAATATCAAAACGGCAGATTTACGAAATTTGTACGTTCATACTGTTTAAAGTTTTCTTCGTAAATAAATTTTAAAACTTTTACTACACGGGTTACTGCATTAGTTTGTGATGGATCTAGTCCCGTACGTTCGCGTATAAAAATATACAATGCCTTTTTATTGAAGTCTTCAATATTTTCACGCGTTTCAAAAATATGAAGAACTGAGTCTGCTACGTGAATATCTGTTGGATTATTAAATATATAGTTTAAATTATTATAACAATATTCAATATACGCATCCATAAAGTAACGCAACGTTTCACGCATTTCATCATTATGTATTTCAGTCATAATGTTTCGCTGATCGTCAACATCGATTTCTAAAGTATCAGCTTTTAATTTGCTATATGCTTTTTGATTTCCTGCAATTAAATAATTAAATGATGTTCTAGTATAATATGAATATGCCTTGCCATTTTTCGGATTAAATTTATTTAATCGTTCAGTTAAATATGTAACTAAATCTGTTTGCAAATCAGTAAAAGTAGAATCAATATAAGTAGGCTTTACTTTGTTAATTAAATTTTCAGCTAATTTCATGAAAGGTGGATATATAAATCTTCGATAAATACGTTCCCTAGTAACTAGATTATCTGTTTTATTATATGCTGATATTGCAATATCCGTTATTTTAGTAAAATATACATTACTTTTCTTCTTGCGACGCGCCATCAAATGTTTCTTTTAATTCGGTAATTACTTCGTTTAATAATTGAAATGTAGTTCCGGCTTCATCCTCAGATTCAAATGCACCTAACCGATCAATTTGTTTCATAACATCATATGATTGAGAAATTTTGCTATACATGAATTGATTGGTTACTTCTAATTCTTCAATATATTCTTGAGCATCTGCTAATGACCCGGCTAATTGCCACATTCTAGCTCCAAAATAACCTGCTAATCCGCTCATTAATATTAATAGTATTATAAATAGTTC